ACGCAATGTGTTTTTGTATGGCACCCCCTGATGGACTCGAACCACCGCATGTCGGAATCAAAATCCGATGCCTTACCAGCTTGGCTAAGAGGGTACAAACTACTTTTAATTTTTAAAGAACATGTGTGTATTGTATATGGTTCGATGACCTTTGTCAATACGTGTGTTGTAAAAAGGCAACAAAAAACCCCACTTTTTAGGGTGGGGTTGTGTACTTTTGTTTTAACTTTTAAATTTTAACTAATACAAACCCCTTTGACGAGCCATGGTTCATCACCACAAATAATATCTGTGTGATAATTGGGCTGGTTAAAAGAGTGTTTTATTGTATTCATGTTATTATATATCCAATTTATCTTCTATATTTTAAAACTAGTTGCAATAATTTAGTAACATCAGGTGGTGCACACAAGATAGGTTTGATTTCTTCAATCACTTCATCAGGTAAATCCCACCATTTTAATTTCAATAGTAGGTCTGTTACTGTGCCATCAAATCTATGTCTAATATATTTTGCTGGATTGCCACCATTGATTGTATATGGTTCTATGTTTTTAACAACGTGTGAGTTGGCTGCAACAATAGCACCATCACCAATTGTAACACCAGACATAATCGTGACACCATGACTTAACCAAACATCATTGCCAATGTGAATATCACCTTTTGTTGTTGATGCTCTGTTGAATGGATAGGTTGATGTCCAATTTACCATATGGTCACCACCAAGAAATACTTTTACTCTGTCAGCAACTGAGCAGTATTTACCAAAGTAACATTTGGCACCTTCACCCCATTGAAATACTTCAACGGCATTTGCACCATAGGTGCCTTTTTCCCAGTTAACATAACTCATTCACTTTTTCCTTTTCCATTTAATAGGTGTAGAAACAATTGGTACAGAAGGATCACTAAACCCTTCTAGTACGTCCCATAAACATTCACTTGAAGCAAACTTGGTTATTAAACCAATTTCGATACCGTGAGCTTCTATTTCCCAAGGTGAAGTCCAATATTCCATCTTATCTGAATTAACTCTCTTACCTTTCCAGTAAGACATTTCTTCATTAAGCTCACCCTCTATATATTGTTTCACATGAACCATCTCATGTGCAATTGTTGACAATATGGCTCTTGAACCAATACCAGGATGCACTTCAATTAAAAAATCTCTAGGTTGGTTTCTGGTATTGTAATCTTCAATACTTGCATAACCATATTCTTCTAGTTTACCATCAAATCTTATTCTGGTAAAACAACGGTTACGGATTCTGGTATTTGGTATTAATTCTTTGGCAAAGAAAGATGCTGCTCTTTCTACAATAGGTTTGAAATTTTTATCGGGACAATTAAACACTTTAATCTGCATTGAAATCTCCTGTAATTAGTTGACCCGATGACACTCCTTAGCTATTTAGAATTTTTGAACACCTTCCACCCAAAAATCAGCCTTAGAACCGATTCTGGCATCTCTCATTATAGTATTCATGTAACATAATTCTGGTTTAAACCATTCTTCCAAGAGACTTTGGACGGTCATGGCAGAGAATTCCTTACATGAGAATACATCTAAGTACAAATCACCATTGTGGTCTAGGAAATGTCCCACAATACTGGAGGTTTCAATCAATTGAATGACTGTCCAACCAGCTTTGTCGCCACCATCCGCAAAATGTACCACTTGCGGTTCTCCATATGGAACCATATCGATTACTTTTACCAGTTTTTTGGTAAATTCTTTGATGTATTCTGGATCGTTTGCCTTTTCAATATTGCATCCTCTAGCATCCAAGACGAGATGTTTACCCCAGTGAATCATATTTGTTCTACCTCTATGTTACAGTTGTTAAGAAACACGACACCATCAGTAGACTTATACGAACTCCTGTAGTATAGTTTACTTATGCCTGCCGTGTATATCTGCTTTGCACAATCTATGCAAGGTGCATGTGTCAAAAACATGACAGCACCATTACCAGATTCGGTAGACTTTGCCAGTTTTGAAATTGCATTTGCTTCTGCATGAATGACTTCAGCTTTGGTTTTATAATCTTCATCTTCACAAACATTGGTCCAACCAGCAGGCATACCATTGTATCCAATCGACACAATTCGGTCTTCCTTGACCACAATGGCACCGACCTGTAGTCTTTTTGCTGAGGATAACTCTGCCGTTCTCTCAGCAATATCCATGAAGTATTTTAAAAACTTCTCTTTCATACCGTATCGGTTACTTTAAGAATATGTTTGGTAACTTTATCCTTAATCATATCAGGCACAGTAAGATAAGGCCATGTCAAAACAAAAGGACAACCGTTGACACCCCAACGACCAGTTTCTAGGAACTTTTTAAATACTTCCAAGTCAGCCTTATTTGCAGGATCAAAAGGTCTTTTGTTTAGTTTTTCAAAGTGTTTATCTAAAATCATTTCACTTGCTCCATAATATCTTTACGCATCCAATGTGGTGTCTCACGTATTCCAACATTCTTAATAACTGGAATAAATGTCACTCCGTCAATATCTTTGGTCTCTCCAGGGAAAGTCCAATAGATTTCTTCACGGTTCAGTTTGTTACGAACCTTGATTAATTTGGGTTGATTAGATTTCTTCATAATATAGTTATTATAAGTCAAAAAAAGAGGCCTGTCAAGAGGCCTCTAGGATTACTTAGTTGGTAGGAATTTATCTGGATAGTTTAGTCGTTCCCATTCCTCATCGGAAACTGGCCACCAGTTAAGCATCCTTAGTTTTAATGCCAATTTTCTTAATGGCATTTTGTGTAGTAATCATGTTTTCCAACCAAACACGCAACATACCGTTAACGATTTCGGCATCTTTGATTTCTACCTTATCTGCTAATGTGAATTGGCGTTCAAAAGCACGGTTAGCAATGCCTTTGTGTAGATAAGTTTCATCTTCATCATCCTTTGTGGATCCTTTAACAATCATCTTATTACCTTCAAGGGTAATTTCAATGTCAGTTTTAGAAAAACCAGCAACTGCCATCTCAATGACATACTTGTTTTCTTTGACTTGTTTGATGTTGTATGGAGGATATGATGGTGTGTATTTCTGAATATCTTTTGCTGCAGACTGCAACATATTGATAGTGTCATCAAAACCAATCATAAAGTGATCCAATTTAGGAAATAGTAAGCTTGTCATAATAGACTCCTTTAAAAAGCAAGTTAAAAAATTGCCGCCTCAGAGAGCACGGCACCATAATTATATTAGTATTTATACTACTTGTGGCTTCTTTCCGATATTATATTTCGGTACTAATTGCCACTCTCTTTTTTCTTTGTGAGATAATATCTTTATCTGTGATAAGAAAATGGGTGCAGGTTCTTCTATTTGTTCTTTGCGGACAACTTTAACAAGTTCCCAATCTTCCAACAATTTAACAATAGCATTCCTACGAGATAGGTCGTTTTCGGTAATGTCGGTGGGTTTTCCATCAAGTGCAAATAGTTCTTTGAAATGAACCACATAATATTGTCCTTTTTTGTGCAGTATATGGCAAGATTGAAATAGTGTTTTATCTTTTTTTGATGCTACACCTATTCTAGTTAATGTTTCTCTAACTTTTAGAAAATCATCACTTTCATTCAATGTTACTTCTACCAAGTCTTTAATATCTATCATTACTTTTTCACTCCGCCTTTTTCTGTTTTTATTATTATTTCAGCGATTTGGTCATCAGTTAGAATATTCAAAGCATCCATTGCTTTTTGGTTTGAGTAACCAAAAAACTCTTTTATACATTCAATATTCTCAATGGCCTTTGTTTTCTGCCATGGCATAAACTTTCGCTTCATAGGCCTGATAGTATTTAGAAGATACTGGTATTGTAAATCCTTGTCAATATTGGGTTTAATATTTAATTCATTAACATAAAGTATACAGTCTTGGTGATAAGACAAAGACCTATTAGTGAGAAAAGGAATATAATCATCAATAGTAAAATCTTCGTCTGCCACTTTCTTGTGTAAAATGATATCTACATAATCGAATGGTTTCATTTGAACTCACAATCCACCATCAATTCTGTAATGCATGCCATTAAATTAATTTCATGGTCAGCTGCAAATGCTGCCTGATATTGATACTTAGCTAGAATCAAAACCATTTGAGGCACCGAATTTGGTTTTAAAACATCATATAGTTTATCATAGATTACTCTAAAGATTCTCACTGGATCGTTATCTAAGTTATTGGTGACCCACTTACGTGCAGTAGAGAAATCTTTGACCTTTAGTGAGTTAATTAACTCAGTCAACTGCACATCGGAAACTGATGCAAGAAGACCTTTATCAATTGTACCACCAACACTATACCGCTGAAGCTCGTTAAGAATACGGCGATTATCAGGGAAATACTTAGTAATAATTTCCGCAACCACTGGTTTATCATATTTAATTCCTTCTTGTTCAAGAATCCATTCAACACGTTTAAAGAATTGAGTTGCCATCTTGGCTTTGCTACCATTAACTTTGAAATCAACAACAGTACACCTTGAGTGCAAAGGATCAATAATTCTGTTTTTGAAATTACATGTGAAGATGAATGAACAGTTTCTTGAGAATTCTTCCATAGAAGACCTCAAAATAGCCTGTGCATTTGTTGTTAGATAATCTGCCTCGTCAATGATAACAACTTTACGACCACCAATCAAAGACATGGATGATGCAAAGTTGTTTATCTTATAACGAATAGTTTCAACACCATTCTCGTCAGAACCATTGATTACAATATAATCACAACCAACTTCTTGGCATAAAGCTTTTGCAATAGTGGTTTTACCGACACCTGCAGTACCCGAAAGTAAGAGGTGTGGTATTTCTTTTCGATTTACATATTCCTGAAATGTTTTTTTAACAGCATCAGGTAAAATACAATCTTCAACTTTAGCTGGGCGATACTTCTCTACCCACAATACGTGTTGGTCCATTCAAATACTCCATAATATAATATAACAAATTAAGCGAACTTAGAGTGCTTTGCTTCAATAGCAATCCAATATTCAATTGGAAGTTTAGTATTTTTAAAATGTCCCATACCTTTTTTAGAGATATCAACTTTGTATTCACCAGAAATCATTTTAAGATTTTCTCTCAAGAATACGGCCACATATTTGCTGCCATTACCCTCTCCGATATCAATAGAATTATGATTCTCCGAACGCAGACCAGATTGGTTAATCGTACAAGATGTCAAGTAAATTCTATCACCATCAGATTCAACAATGATTTGTTCTGATTGCAATACATTAGAACTCTTAATCAAGTCTTGTAGGTCATCTTCAGACAAAGTAAAAGATACTTCAACAGAAGGTAGAACCAAGTCTTTATCTGGTGCAGCTACGATACTGTGTTCTTCAGCTTTGCGATATTTCAATTTGCTACGACCACTTTTGAATATGATATTTTCACTATCAAACTCAATGTCGGAATCTTTCTGCAAAGAATAGACCGACAAGAACTGATTCAAATCATATACACAAAAGTCATGTGGAAATTCATCAGATAATGTGGCTTTTGCCATCACAGTTTTACTGGAAGAAATAGTTTTAATTTCTTTGCCAGCTTTGAACTTCAGGTTGTTATTAATACCTGAAAAGTTTTTGAGTACAGTTACTGTATCATTTGTTAGTTTCATTCACATCTCCATTATTTAAAGAATACATTATATCATGCTCATATAAAAACATCAAGCAACACATTGCATGGGCCAGATGATGGATTCCAGATTCAGGATCCAGTTTCTCACCTTGTTTCCAAGCCCATACATGTCTTTGCAAGGCATCAAAGTACCTGCGTTTAGAATCAGGTACTTTTTTCCAATTATCACGTTCATATTTCTGTGCACCAAAAGTAAGAACTTTAACAGTTTCTTCTAGTGCAAGTGGAGGTAGAAGGCCGTACTCAAGTTTTCCACCATCAAATTTACGACCTTCTTCCATCACATTTCTCCGACAAAGTTCGCTACTGCTGGCATGTCGCCTTTGAAGTGATATGTTCCGATGTGGTCAGTTCTCATCCATGGACACAAGTGAATTGTTCCACCGATGTTACGCCACCATTGACAGAACATGTAATCTTCAGATAGATATCTTTCAGAATCTTTATCGATAACGGTGTCAAAGAAAGCATGAATGTATCTTGAACCATCAAAGTGTGCTTGACCTACGTGGTCAGGTTTGTACTTCAATTCAGGATACTGTGCTGCAAACTTAGGGAAAACTTCACGTTTAACCATCATGTAACCAGTACCAATCTCAAGTACTTCAAGTGGTTCTGTTACATTGAATTGTGCAGTACCTTTAACAGGGTTAAACACATAGTCACCAGTAACACGTTCCAACAATTGTGGTTCGATATCTGGGTTCTTTTCGATAGCACGTTTAACAGATTTCCATTTAATGGCTTTCTTTGGATAAGGACCACCAATGATATCTTTATCTAATGCTAACAAAGCAATAACATCTCTTGGATCAAAATGAATGTCAGAGTCCAGAAATAACATATGTGTACATTCGGAACGATTCAAAAATTCATCTACGAGATAGTTTCTAGCTCTTGTAATCAAAGATTCATTAAACAAGAATGAAAACTTTACGGGAATACCATATTGAATACACAAAGCTTGCAAGTCTAAACATGCTTTTGCATACAATCCATGATTCATTCCGCCATACATTGGAGTCGCTACAAATAGGCTATACTTTTGTAGGTCTTCTTTTTTAATTGATATTTCCATTTAAACTCCACATAAAAACAAAAAAGGAGACACCTTTCGGTGTACTCCCACTAAACAACCTAAGATTAGGCGCTGAAGCTGAAACCAGCTTGGATTGCTTTGCGAACCATAGCCTTAGTTGGTGTACCAAGACGATAAGAAGCAACCTTGGAACCATCACCACGTGTTTTGGTGTTGGTGTAAATTACGTGACCTTCTTTACGAAGTTCTTCAACACGAGCGGAAACGTTTTGGATTCCGAAGCGAGCACGTGCTTGTGCTACGGTCAATGTGTTGTAACCATCTTTCTTGCTCAAGTAGTTGAGGATTTTGGTTTTTGCAGATACAGATTTAGTCATAATAAACTCCTAATAATAAAAAATAAAAAAACTTGTTTGCACAAGAATTCACAGTATACTACTATATAGTTACTTTGTCAAGCACTTTTAGTGGTATTATCGGCCAACTTGTGGCAAATATTTTGCCTTGGTTTCTTCCCAAGACAGGTATATCAAGTCATCATAGAATAAAGATTCCTTGGAAACATTATTCTTCTTTTTCAACATTGATATACGACCTTTGGCATATTTGGTTTTCCAAATGTTTGTCAAAGATTCTACACTGGTATCAAAAGATTTAACCAGTTGTTCATCACCTATTTCTTTTCGAAGATATTCATAGGTGTTATTGTAGAGAGGTGAAAAATAGATACCCCTCGCATGTTCACATCGAATTAAGTTTTTTGGTATTTTTAATTTACCATAAGCAAAATGAAGTGAACGATTCTTGTGGTCACGTTTCAAAGGTAGACCTTTTGGATTCTTTGCTTCCCACCACTCAAAATATTTGCGAGTGTGATTCTCTTTGATCCATTCAAAGACCATCTTCATGGTTTGTTTAGATGGATCAAATGCTACCGATCCTGACGTAAAACCCATACGAGTCCAGTAATCAAGACCATCATACTGAGAAAGGCCACCGGCTTTAGTGTTGCCATATAAAGAAGTGGTAGTAACACCAACAAGCGTGTCTCCATATTTTTCCTTCCAATCTTTTTGTACTGTGTCAGATAAACACAGTAGTGCTAATAACTTACCACCCATGTAATTGAAACCTAATGGTTGCAAAGGTACAATGGTCGAACCGATTGCAGTATGGTTAATCATATTGCCTTGAGTCTTAACAGACTTATCCCAGCCAATCACTTTGTCTCTTGGAGTCAAATCCAAGAAGTCGGATGATATACAAATAACACCCATGTAATTGTCTGTTGCTTCATCAATAACAGTATAATATAAGTTACGGCCAATGTTAGAATTATTCTTCATTGTTGAAGAAAATGTACGTAACGTATTCCATTTATCTGCCAAAGGACCGTTAGATAAAATCAACTTAGGTTTTAGATTTTGATAGTCATCAGGATTAGATGGGTTCCAAATCTTACTCTTGATATCATCAATTTCTTTTTTGTGTTTATCATCTAACAATTGAACTTCATTATCACCAAACAACGTGAACACTTCTCTAGTTGGATATTTCTCATGTACTTCTTGCCATTTCTGGTACAAAGTATATTCACGTACATCCATTTGAGAAGCATAAGTCAAGTCTGCAAGGAGTCTTTCTTTCAACTCCTCGGTATCAACATGTTTATGCCTATCGTGTTCACGGGACCAATCGTCCCATTGCTCATCTACGGATTTCTGGCCACTTTGAAGTTTTGTCATCAATTTTTCTCAACATTTTCATCATCTTATTACGTTTTTTCAAACCGCTTTGCAATGCCAACGGCTTTGCTCTACTAGTATACACGATTCCATTCATATGGTCAAGCTCATGCAGGATACATCTTGCGGTTAATCCTACATAATTTTCCACATGTAATGCACCGGTAAAGTCCTGATATTTAATTGTGACTTCTTTTGGTCTTGTAATAAAGATAGGCATCATAGGAAAAGATAAACACATTTCAGCCATGTGTTCTTCACCTTTAGTTTCTACAATCTCAGGATTAAAGAAAGCAACATAATCATCACCTGCACCAACTACAAATACACGGTGGTTGAATCCACATTGATTGGCAGATAGTCCGTAACCATTGTACTTCTTACATGTTTCAACCAATGTAGAAGCAAATTTATTTGGATCAACTGGTGGTTTTGTGAAGTCAAATACAGGTAGAACTTGTTTTAAAATAGGATGATCCTCAGATACTAAATCAAAGGTTTCAACTTTAACTGCTGTAGATTTAATCTTAGCAATCTCTTTTACCGATTCACCGGTATCAAATGTAATCATATCACTCATTTTGCTATCCTTGAGAAATTGTTTTTCTTTTCAAATTTAATAACACTTCTGAATTTGTCAAACAACTGGTCACCTTTGTGAGAGATAACAAATATATTTGTATCAGAACCCATTTCATGTATCAACTTTAGGAACTCCTCTGTGCCTACAGTATCTAAACTAGAATCAAATACTTCATCCAATATCAATAAGTTTGTATTGGTTGAATTTTTTAGTTTGGCAATCTGTCGCCAAGTAAACAATAAGGCCAAGTCAATTCGCATCTTTTCTCCTTCGGAGAAATTAGCATAAGAAAACTCGTCACGATGCCTACTCTTAATTGTTTCTTCAAAGTTTTCATTGATGTTGAAATTTACAAAAAAGTCCATTGCTGTTAAGTACTTATTAATCAATTTATTCATGATTGGTAAGTACTGTTTGATGATTTTTGTTTTGATACCTGTGTCTCTCAACAATGTGGCAGAAAACTCATAATACATCTTCTCTGTTAATAATTCTTCATGTGATTTATTTAATTCAACCAATTGATTTTTAAATTCAACCAGTTTCTCGTTATCACCTTCTAGATTCAACTTCTTGGAAGATAACTCATTGATTTCACGGTTTAATTTATCAATGTATTTCCTGATAGAAATTACCGTGGAATTATTACTCACAATCTGTGAATTATGTTTACTGACATTATCTATAATCTCTGAGACTTCAGCCATTCGTTTTGAGATACTGTCGATTTCAGTCTTAATTTCCTCAAGACCCGTTTTTTGTTTGCCAACTTTTTCAGATATTTCTCTGACTTGGAGTTTTCGCCATTGTTCAGTAATGTCTTGTTTGCAACTTGGACAGTTATCATTTTCTTCATAGAACGAAATATCTTTCTTGTTTTTCTTGATATTGTTTTCAACCTTGGCTTCAAGTTGAAGTAGTTTCTTTGATTTGGATTCCAAAGAAGTCTTTTCATTACCTATTTTTTTAGATAATATATCAATGTGTTTTTGAATCTTTTCGTTGTCATCAATTAATTTGGCCATCTGTGATTGATTGGTAACAATCTCATCACGTTTACGTTGAACTTCTTCATCATTGTGTTGTTTGTGTTCTTCGATATTTTGTTTCTGGAGATTTATTTTCTCCTGTGTCAAGTTTATATCGTACTTGATTTTGGTCAAAGTGTCTTTAAACTCTGACATTTTATCCTTGACAACACTATTCATTGACGAGAATATTTGGATGTCCAAAAGGTCTTCAATGATGGCTCTACGGTCAGCAGGAGATAACTGCATGAACGGAACAAAAGAAGCTGAACCGAGGATGACTACTTGCGTAAAAGACTTGTAATTTATTTTGAGAATAAATTTCTCTAAGTGCTCTTGGTAGTCTTTAGCTTTCGCATCCTGGTTCACCAAACTGCCATTGCAAAATATCTCAAACTTATTTGGTTTGATGCCACGTATGACTTTATATTGTTTAGTGCCAATACTAAACTCAACTTCTACTTCACAATCGTTTGTATTAATAGAATTTAACAACTGTGGTTTATTTATCTTACGGAAAGGTTTACCGAATAGAGAGAAACATAAAGCATCCAATATGGTTGATTTACCGGCACCATTATGGCCAATAATCAATGTATTGGGTGATTGATTTAAATTAATTTCGGTAAACGCAGCACCGGTGGAAAGAAAATTCTTCCATCTAACTTTTTCAAATTTAATCATTCGGTTTCTTGGTTCAAAGCCTCAATGTATAATTCTTTCAGAATAGATTTTAATTTACCATTATCAATCTTTTCTTGTTTGATAGAATCAACATACTTATTTAAAATTGTCAATGTATCTTCAGCTTGGTCGACCATATCATCTTCTAGACCTTCAGAGTAATCTGTAAAATCTTCTGCAATGGTGATGTCTGCTGGGTTGACATTATACAAGTTATTCATGTATTTGTCAAATAGATATGGATTGGTTTTATTCAGGACGACAACCTTAACATATTTACCTGCATATGGTAACATATCTTTTGCATTGATTTCGGAAATTGTTTCTGCCACATCATCATACATTAGTTTATGAAACATTACATTTGGGTTATGTATAAAAGTGAGCTCACGTAAATCCAAATCAAAAAGATGAAACCCACGAGGATCGTTATAGTCCTGCCAAGTGAGTTCGTAAGGATTGCCCAAGTAATAAATGCCATCAGCATTGGATTTATGATGATAATGACCCGAGAAAGTGTACTCAAACTTATTGAATAACGCACGATTCAATCCTTCTTCTGATGGCATGCCACGATGCATAGCAAAGCCTGCAATTTCAAAGTGTCCCATACAAATAGATGCATCTGTTTCTTTCAACATCTGCATACTATCATCAAAGTTTTCTGGACAAATCCAAGGCATCATACAAATTTTATGAGGCCCAACAAAGATTTCCGCAGGATGGTCTATCACATTGATGTTACCATATTCACGCAATAACAAATCAACCGAATTCACATCATTGGTGTTTT